AGAGGTGGGGACTACCATGAGCGACATCGAATGGACCGAGCGGCCCGCATCGTGGCCGGAGAGGGCAAAGACATGACCCGAGAAGACATCCTCAAGCTGGCGCGGGTGGTTGGATTGCGTAGTGCAGTTTTGCTGCACATATACGACGGCAGAGAGGGGGCGCTGGCCGAGTTGCAGAGGCTTGAGCGTTTCTTCCGGCTAGCCTACGAGTCCGGTGCCGCAGCAGAACGCGAGAAAGTCGCCCACTGGATGCGCAACTGCGGCTACGCCACCGGGCACGGCGACACGGTAGAGGATCTGCTGGACCACCTCGACACGCAGATTACGGAGAGGTTGCTGATGGAGCGCGCCGCCTGCGCCGACATCTGCGACCAACACGCAAGCATTGAAGGGATTGCGCAACGGTGTGCTGCGGAGATTAGAGCGAGGAACAAGACATGACCAAAGACGAAATCGCCACCCTGATGAACGAAACTGCAGGCCAGCACTGGGGCGACGAGGCGCACTTCCAGCGTTTTGCCGTCGCGCTTGAAAAGCGTTTTGAGGCGGCGACGAAGTTTGTGATCAAGCTGGCAATGGAAGTAGAACGCCAAAACGGCGCAGCCGCCGAACGCCAGCGCTGCGCCAAGGTTGCCCGCCAGTGGGACGTAGACTGCCCGAACACAAACTACGGCGGGTGCATCGCCCGGCTGATTGAAGGTAACAACCCATGAAACCCAGCCACCTCACCACCCCACGCACGCTGGCCGACTGCACGTTCACCACGGGCTACAACATCGCGGAGCCGCGTTCGCGTTACGTTCCAGCGCCCGCAGTTATCATTGCGTGCATCGCACTGGGAGCCCTGCTGTGGACATTGCTCTGACCATCGACATCATTGTCTGCGCCGTGCTGGCCGCTGTCGGCGTGTTGCTGTTCTGGCCGCAGCTATGAGCCGCCTTCCCACCGGCTGCGACCAGCAGGGTCGCTATCCCGAGGCTGCCGAGGCGGCGACCGAACTCGGCGCTGACGACTTCGACGACGCGGCCCAGTACATCATCTGGCACCTCGTCATTGCCATCGTGATCGTCGGCGCTATCGCCGGGGCTGCGGCGCTGCTATAGCGTCATAGGCCCGCTCGCAGGCGGTGCCGGCAGCGCCTCGAGCGTCGGCTACGGCAGCAAGCTCTGCAGCCGCTTGCGCAACCCCTCTGAGCAGGTTGGTGAGCACCACTCCGGGGTCTGGGGCTGCCTGGCCTCCGAAGGAAGGGTCGGCACGGTCGCGGGTTGGATTGGCGCACTGGGCGGCGATGATTTCGGCACGGCGCTGCAGGCCGTCAGCAGCACTGCGGGCACGAGCAGCGTCAGCAGTTGCAGCGCGGATCTTGGCTTGGGCATCGGTCTGCACCTCCGTGTGCTGGGCTCGCCAGCGTGCTTCCAAGGCTCGCGCGGCTTCGCTGGCGGCAAGGGCCTCGGCCACCAGTTTCTCGCGTTCCTGAGCCCGTTCTGCGCGTTCTGTGGCCAGTGTGGCGCGCATCCGTTGTTCGGATCGCTCGGCGACGTTGAGTTCCCACGCAAGCATGCCGGACGTTACCGCTAGGCCGACGCACACGGCGCCGAGGATGTAGGAGATGGTGCGGTCGATCATTGGCCGAGGCACTGCCGGTTCTCAGCCTGCCGGCGCAGCGTCAGGCCGCGCAGTGGCTCACCACGGAAGCGATCCCAGCGCAGGATCTCGGCGCAGGCCCCGGCGTAGTCGCCCGCGTTCAGACGGCGCACCAGCGTCGAGCCGCAGAACGCCCCCGGCCCGATGTTGTACGCCAAACTCAGGAAAGCGTCGTATTCGTGCTGATGCAGCGGCACGCGCACGCACTGCTTGAGCGCGCCCTCAAAGCGCTGCACATCGGCCAGCTTACGTATCAGCGCCTGCACGGGCTCGATGGTATCGCCAGGTTTCACGCCGTCAGTGGTGCCGTAGCCGAGGGTCGGCTTGTCGCCCTTGACCGGGATATATGCTTCGCCACGGTAGCCCTCATGGACGGCAATGCCGACTAGAGCTGACGCTGAGAGCGTCAGGGCACCGATGACGATGCGGGCTTTCATTCGGCGTCAGGCCCGCCCCGAAAGTGCATCCTGCCCCAGCGATACAGCAGGAAGCCGATCTGGAGCACCAGATAGATCAGCGTGACCCACAGCACCAAGTCATTGACGGGCATGCCGGCGATAGTCGCGCCAGCGACGGCGACTGGCGGCGAAGCCTTTGCGGCTTCGGTGGCAATGTCGGCTTTCTGCTGCATGGTCAAACTCATGTCAATCGCTCGTCGGTTTCTGCAGCGCGAGGCTCGCGCTCCATCGGATGATCGGCGTACCCGTGGCGGACGAGGCCCCACAAGTACGTAACATAATATCGCACTACGCCCATGCGCTCGTACTGCCGCCAGTGCGCCTGCTCGTGGCGGATCAGGCGCTGGCTGTGCAGGTGCTCGGCCAGGATGAAGATCCCGAACGGCGCCAGTGCCACGCCTGCGAAACCGAAGCGGCGCAGGGTCCAGGCGATGATGTGGCGGGCGGGTTTGGGGGTCATGGGGCAAAGTAATTCATGCCTTCGCTGGCCGGCGCCAGATTGTTGATCTGCCGGTCAGTCTCGCCAATCGTTGCGCCAATCGCCGCCCTCCGCGCGGGGCCAGTAACGCGTTGCTTTTCGATCACCAAATCCAGCAGTTTGCGCCTTTCCCGTTCCGGCAGGCCGTTCAGCAAATCCAACATGCTCTGATTGCTTTCGGAAGCCTTGCGGATCAGATCGACGGTTTTCTTGTCAAGACGCTTGTTGACGCTTGCAAGACCCATGTTGGCCGCAGTAATCTGCGGGTTGAACCACCCCGGTAGACGCAGCTTCGACCTGTTGGCCTCAAAGATTTCTGCAAGCTCTCTGCGACCACCTTCCGCCATCTCGGCCGCTTTTTTGTCCAGCTCAACCTGGCGCGCCAACTTGTCCAACGTGGGCATTTGCGCCGACATCTCCTTGAAGATGTCGTAGCGGCCGGGGCCAAAGATTGCCTCTACGGCGTCAGGATTGTCGCCGCGTACCAGCTTGACGTACTGCTCTGGCGAAGTACGGAACATCTGCAAAGCCTGCGACGCCATTTGCTTTTGCGCGATGACGTCCATGCCTTGGCTGTAAGTATCAAGATACTGCCTCCAGCCAGTTCCGCCCGCAGTTTGAATCGCTCCGTCAATCACTGGGCGCAACTTATCCAGCACTGATGCCGTCAGCTTAGCCCCAGCTTTCGGATCATCAACCTTTAGGACATCCCTAACGCGCTGGGCCACGCCTTCTTTGCGAATGGTGTACAGGTCGTGAGCGTCAATGATGCCGTTATTGCGTTGCGCAAGATTGACGAGATCATCTCGCACCAGCCCCATAACGCGCGTCAGATCATTGCTGGCGCGAAGTCCGGGCGCGTTCAGCGCGCGATCAATTGACCCCAACAGCGGATCTATGCTCAACGATTTAAGGCCGTAGGCTTCCAAACTGCCAATCTGCCTTTCAATAAAATCGCGTTCTGCGCGGCGCTGTTGGGCAATTTCAGCAAACACTTGCCCCGTTTGGCGCTGCTCATCGGATGCCGCAGCCAGTCGGTTGCGCAGAAACCTAGCGTCTTGACCTTGTCCCGGCGCGCCGACTTGTCCCGGCCGCAACATGGGCCCTTGCGCCTGTTGTGCCAGTGTTGCTAGGCGCGCTGCCTCCGCAGAAGGCACAGTCATGGACTGTCCGGTCATCGGCTCGCCCGTCACGGTGCCACGAATCAGACCGCCTTGTTGCGGCGCCGGCACCGGCATGGGCTGGCCTTGGCGTAACGCAGAGATCATTGACTGCTGCCGCGCCTGAGCCTGTGGGCCAAGCCGAACAAGCGTTTCTGCCGCTTGGTTGGCCGCGCCAAGCTCTGTCTCTCGCATGGGCGCAACCAACGCATTCAGCGTCTGTTGCGCTTGCTCTTGCGTTCGCATTGCCTCGGTCTGCGACCTGCCGCCAGCCATGCGGGCAAGTTCTTCCTCTGCCAGCGCCTTACGGTTTCGGGCAAGCTGAGACGAAAAATCGGTGGGCTCAAACGCCAGCAGTGCCTGCCAGGCTTGTCGAGGGACTTCTGCAGTTGCTTGCGCTGGCGGCGTTCCGGGCTCGGCCGCAGATAGCGCGGAACGAATGACGTTCGCCTGATCACCCGCGGCTTGCCGCGCAATCTTGCTGGCGCCGCGTTGCGCAGATCCGCGCAAGTAATCCACACCTTGCGCACCGAGCCTGACCGCTTTTCCAAGCCCGCGTCCGATGATTTCACCTGTGGCAAATTCTTCACCGGCCTCCGCCAGATCAGGCGTCTTCCCCAGCAGTAGTTCAGTGCCGGCGCGCGCACCCATGAAGCCCGTCAGTCCGCCGACCAGACCGCCGCCAGCCGCCGCAACAGGGCCAAGTGGCGCCATTGCAGACGCGCCGCGCACAGCGCCCGCAGCGCCCGCGACCATCTCCGCTGTAGGCTGCACGGCGCGAGTGACCGTGCCTACGTTCCGTTGGATACCTGCCGCCACGCGGCGACCTAACGGAACCTCCGGAACAAGCGGCGCCACAAACGGCCCAGCACCTGGAATCTGCCCGGGCGGCGCGGAGGGCTGTGCGCCTTGACCCGCAAGCGAACGTGCATAGCCAACCAGTTCTTCGTTGGACAGCGGGCGATCCGATTCGACGTCAAACGTCTTGCCGCCGACTTCCAGCGTGTACTTGGGCATGACTACGGCCTTTCGGTGACAAACACGCCAGGCGCAACTTCGCGCCTAACGCCGGCTGCGGGCGCTCTGCCGGGTGCTGGTGCCGGCACCCGGCCGGTGGCTGCGGCGGGTGCAGGCGCAGGCGCGGGCGCAGCACCACCTCTGCTGGCGGCGCGTTCGCGCTCTATCTGATTT